CGCAATCTATCACCCGATACGACTGCTATCATACAAGTAATTAACAAACCTTTACCTTTTAAAAATAGCTTTGTTCGACGCACTCAGCAAAATCCTAACGGAACACTGATGGTCACGGATAATGCCGATACTATTTCGGCCGCAATTCTTGGATTCTCTAGAAAAGGCATAAAAGATATCATTATTGATGACTTTCAATATCTTATGGCTAACGAATTCATGAAGCGTTCAGAAGAAAAAGGATTCCAAAAATTTACTGATATAGCTAAAAATGCATGGTCTGTAATTATGTCAGCTCAGTCAGTTCCAGAAAATTCTAACATATATTTTATGACTCATAGTCAAGTAGACGACAATGGAGTTACTAAAGCAAAAACAATAGGCAAGTTACTAGATGAGAAAATATCACTAGAAGGTTTATTTACTATGGTTTTAGGCTCTTACAGAGACAACGACGGCAACTATCAACTAAGAACACAAAACAATGGTAGCAACACTGTGAAGTCTCCTATGGGAATGTTTATCAACGAAAGCGTAGACAATGACTTAAAAGAAGTATCAAACAAAATCAATCACTATTACGGAGAGTAAAATGAATCAACCTATTATGACATATGATGAAAGACAAGGAATGAAAGCCGGTGGTGGTAATTTTATCAGCGAGGGTGGAGCTTATATTTGTACAATAACCGAAGCAAAATACGTTGAAGCAAAAACCAAGACTAGCGGTTTAGAATTCAGCTTTGAATCATCTGACGGTCAAAAAATAAACTTTATAAATGTTTATTATGCCAAGCAAAATGGCGAGAAAGTAACTGGTGGCGCATCAATACTTAATGCAATGATGGGATTGTGCGGTATAAACCAAATGACATCTAGCCAAAACATTAATGGCTTTATATGTCCTGAGCTGACAGGTAAAAAAATAGGCGTATTTCTGCAAAAGACTATTTATTCAAAGGGTGATGGCTCAGATGGTTATAAGTTTGATATCCGCGTACCTTACGACATAAACACTGGTAAAACTCTACGCGAAAAGGTCTCTAACGACTCAGCACGAACTATTGAGTCTTTATCGTTTACTTATAAAGATAAGGACGAGCGTACCGCACACGCTATGCAATCATCGTCTATGGCTAGCGATTCATACAGTAATCAGCAATCGCAAGATGATAGTTACATACCTGGCTTTGACGACTAAAACTAATTTGGGTTGAGACTTATCCTTAAGAAGAACCGGTCCGAAGGTGTCCGCCAAAACTAACGCTGTGCTGTGCATAGATCCCGAATTTAAATCTTGCACTTGTATTAATACATGTCTCGTAATCATGAAATGTAAAGCTTAGGACCAAATAATTATAGGAAAACATTATGATATGTGAAGACTGCGAAAAATATAAAGCAAGATTTTTACAACTCAATCAACCTTATTCAGTAAATAATTAACCTCAGAGTATGATTAAGTAATCAATAACGGCTTACTTAATCATTTATGTATATTATAATAACTTACATTAATTAATAACAGGACAGTAAAATGAAAAAAATTGACGCATTAAACCCAAGGTTTATAGAGTCAGCTATAAGCGACTTTCAGCTTGTACCCTCTGAATTTTTAAGCACTCACGGCGCTTTTGAACGAGCTGACTTAATCAGAGAAATGACTAGTCTGCACTTTCTTATGATGAACAAAGCATACAGGGAAGGCAACCGTGAAAAACTCGGCTTTATGCTTGAAGAAATATTAAAGGCTGCGGAGAGTTCTGATGAGTAGTATGTATATGAGCATAGGTCACGATGAGCACAACGTAGTCGTACATTTTGAGCATCACGCTGCTGAGCTAGGCGATTATGAAAACCCTCCACAGAGCGAATTAGTGACCGTGGAGGCGGTTATTCTTGACGATGTTAACATCATGAATTACCTAACCCCGAATGAGCTTGACCAAGTTGAGCAGAATATCTTTGACAGCTTCGACTTCGAGCTTTTAGAGCCGAACTTTGATAGGGATGAATAGTATGGATTATGTAATTGAAGACGCTGACTATTGTGAGAAGCACCAGATTAACTTTATGGGTACAGAGTGCCACCAATGCGAGCAAGACGCAGTAAAAGCACAAAGCACAGATGATTGGCTAGATGATTATAATAATCATCTACCATTCAGCAACAAAAAAAATAAGGATTAAATTTATGAAGACTAGCGTTTTTTATACTCTTTATGTAGTAGCTTGCTTGTCAGTGATTCTATGGGTTCACACGATAGATAGTGCCGAGCATTTAAAAAAAGATGACCACGTTGAGCAGCCAATCCTGCCAACAATAAAAATCTTAGGGCCCATTAATTAACCGGAGAATATTATGTTTAAATTACTATTTTGGAAATTAAAGTTTAAGCGAGAGTTAAAGCGATTAACGGGCTTGTCAGGTAAAGCTCTAAACGACACATTTGATGCAGAGATGGAAACATGGATAGATCTTGGCGAGTGGGAAGAATACACGCCAGAAGATGCGGTCTCCGAAAGCCTTTCGTATTAGACGGACTAAAATTGATTTATGTATAACCTAATACTAACAATATCAATCCTAGCAGGCGGTTATAGTGCATATAATAACCAAACTGTAATAGCAGATGATCACGTGTACTGGGCCGCACCGACAGATAATGCGGAATTTATCAGAAGACAGGGTAAAATAAATTATGAATAATTTTAAAGTAGGCAACAAAGTAGAAAGGATTAAACCGCAAACAGTAACAAATATTACTCTTGGGGGTTATTTAGAGATTGACAATGAATCTGTGTATGTCCACTGCTCCGACGGCTTTAAGCTATCGCCACCTAAGATTATATACTCTAACCCACCGCTTTCACATTTTGAGCTACGGATAGAGCACGCTAAGGGTGCTGACATTGAATTTAGGTCTAACTCTGATCGTTGGCTTTATGTTTCTATTCCATCTTGGTTAGAGGATCATGACTACAGAGTTAAGCAAATTAAGAGCGAGGCCGAGAAGCGTATTGATATACTACAAAAAATGATAGATGATTATGGACAGCACATAATAAATTGTCGCTGCGAGTTATCTTCGTTAAAACCAAAGATTAACTATTGACGCACAAGCAAATGTAAATTATTATTTGTTTGTCTTAGCAATACCGCGAAAGACAAATATACGCTTTTTTTATTGAATATTTTTTGTTATTAATGTGGTTTAGTCCTGATTTTTGCCCACTTTTTGTGGGCTTTTTTACGCCTAGCGTTCGGTGTTAAACTGTATGCGCTGATTTACTGCTATTAAATCTCTCAGCAGTTTAGACTTTTCACTGGAGTATTTTACGATCTGTTCGCCAATTTTAGCGGGCTGATTAGATGATGCTGCGATGAGTTCGAGGTTAAATACTTCAACATCAATTACTCGCAATTGGCTCTCTATGTTCGTGCGCTCTGCTTCAGCTTGGCCGACAGATATCCTGCGCTCGATCTGCTTAAATTTAACGCCTACGTCTACACGTAGCGCCACCATTTCTGTTTGAAAATTACTCTCAACACTCGATAGCTCAACTTTTTGTGCGTAAGTTTTAAAGCCGTAACCGGCAGTAGCGGCAATTATGACAATCATCAAAGGATTACGTTTCATTTCACCCGCCACCGTTAGCCAAAAGTTCATTTGCCTTTGCCCTTTACCGCGTTGTAAATCCCACCCGCGCCGAGTACCGCAGCTAAAGATAGCGGGTCTACTTCAGGGTTCATGTACATGATGACTACGCCTGCAATAATGTTGACCAGCGATATAATCTGCCGACCCATTTTATGCACCGCGTCTACCCACGGAACTGTCTTAGTGTCGAGTTCCTTCATGTAGACCTGCTCTTTTAACTGCTCAAGCGCATTAGTAAGAGCAATTTTCTGATCTTTGTCGACCACTGCTTTGTCTATTATGTCCGCTACTTTGTTAAACGGATTCAGCCAAGCTAAACTCATAAGTCATTGTCCCAGTATTCGATAGTTAGTTTGCCCGACAATGCGGCCTCGATTACTTTGCAGTATAGACGTTTATACGCCGTAACGCTATTGGAAACCCGCCACCGTGCGCTAGTAGCGGCGTTGGTGCCCATGCACAAACACCCCGCCGTGTCGTCGTCGTCGTTGCCTACGTGCAACAGGATGTACTCGAAGTTAGGCACGTCCATTACCTGCAACATGCCTTGGTGAAAGTCGGGGAAGCGGTTGGTGTAATTAGCATGAAAGCCACCTACTGTCCGAACTCCAACTGTGTAGATGCCACTAGGTATGCGAGTCTGGCCCACTACTTTGACATCACGATGCTCATCTTCTAAGCCAAAGCATTCCCATTTGTGGTCAATGGCAATGTTAGATAAAGTGGTAGTCTTGTTAGACGCAAATCGATTGACGGTTAAACGTTGTTCTTGCATTACATACCTCGTTTAAGTTTCTGCAGTGCCAACTTCCAAATCTTCAAAGTGTGTAGCCCATATTGCGGATATTTGTGATTCTTGATCATCTAAAGCAGCTTGCAAATCGGCAGTAGTAACAGAGTAAACTTTATTATCAAGCATTTTCCACAAGCTATTGCTTTTTTTAATGCCACCCCTTAAGTTATCACTATCTTCTTTAATTCGAATCTGTATAACTCGACCGTCGTTAAAGTCGTAAGTATCAATAGCGCTTAATGCTGCATCTCTAACTTGTTCAGATGCAAGCGGCGCGGGTGCGTTTTTAATCGCTAACTTAGAATTAAAATCTTCTGCGCTAATTTTAATTAAGTCAGTACGATTAAAAAATATTGGGTCTTCAAATAAAACGCCTTTTTTGTTTTCGTAATAATTAATCATCTACTTTCGCTCCATCTTAAAATACCATCTGACAATGTTGATATGTATTGATTGTCGACTGAAATCGGTACAGTAATCATATTATCAACACTTGCGCTTTCGGCATAGTTTGCGACTAGAACTCCTGCAACAGTAAGATTGAAGCTTCCTGCTGTTTGCACTATTGCGAAAATTAATCTTTTTGTGTTGTTAGTATAAGTTACGTTGACAGATCTAGTTACAGAGACAAGCCCTTGCCCCATCCCCGGCGCGGCATTTTTAGCTCGTGCTAACAAAGTTATTGTCGCTGTAGCAGTCTGATCTACTAATGATTTTGTAGTCGTACCCCCTGCATGAGCTTGGTTGACAATAATATTATTAGCATCCGTGATAACCTCAACTGTAAAATCTTTGTTGTTGCTAGATGCTCCAGTAACCGTTATTACGTCCCCGACAGCAAGACCAATTGAGCCAATTCCTGTCAAACCAATATTGTTTGTTGACTGAGTAAATACTGCTGATCCAGTTATTGTTTCTGTATCATTTAAAGCGTCTACATAGTCTTTGCGTGTGAAATCTTCGGCGCTAACCGGCGTTATTCCTTTCGCCTGCCCTGTAAATGTTGCACCTGCTAGCGCTGCTTTGTCGGTATCAAGTTCGTTTAATGCTGCTTGTACTGTAGTAGCTGCAATACCGCCCGCTGGCGTGTTGATTACGTCAGACGCGGCTATTTCTGAGAGAATGCTTTCCCAGTTTGTTGCGTCGGATTCTGGAACTGTAGCGCTTGTATGATCTGCTGTTTTACATCGATAAATAACACCTCCGCGAGGTGCAAAGCTGTTTATTTGATATTGCTGCGCTCCGTCCCATTCCGCTATACCCATTTGATGCAAGTACGCTATATATTGACCCGCCGTAAATCCTGCCGCGTTGAAGTCTTGCAAAGTTGGCTTTTCATTAGCGCTGACAGTCTGCCAGCCTGATAAAAGCTCGGTTGTTACGTTGTCATCTAACGTGTCGCTTTGTGTATCAGCACCAAACACCGTTCTATTCGTTCCTGTCGCATTAGATCCAAACGCCTTCACATCGCCCGTCTTGCGTATAATTTTAGCCATTATAGAATTACCTTTTGGGCAAAAAATCCGCCCTGTCTGTTGTCAAATTTACTAGCGAATCCTTTTGAGTTTGGATTGTTAGAAAAGCCGAATGAATTAGTCACTTCTGCTTGAACTATGCCTGCGTATCGAACGCCCTGTGGCTTAGGTAGTAGGCCTAGACTTACTATTGCATTTAATCTAACAAGATCATAGTCAGACGTAATATACAGTATAAGCGTCATGTTAAACTTATCAATAATGTAAGCTTGTCCGTCAAAAAGATCGTTTACTGCTGATTGAATTGAAACTCCATCATTGACAGCCATAAAAGGCTCACCAATGTTTTTAGCTATTTTTGCCTTAATAAACAAATAGTAATCACTATCGTTTAAGGTCAGCGGCGTAAATTCAGGCTCAAATTTTCTTGCAAATGGTGCAGAGTTTGAGCGTGGTTCAAATTTGCTTGCGAAACCCCTAGAATCTGCATTTCCATCAAAACCGAATGCTATTTTTGGGATGACATCCGGAATGACTCGGCCAACGCCAACAATACTACCGATAATGTCCAGCCTATCACCGTAAGCTTCGTCAAGATCCATCTCAATAGGGAATCTATTTAATAGCTCAAATACTTTTTGGTACGTCGATGCCTTTAATTCTATCTCGGCTTTAGCCTTGGGCTTTTCCCAATACTGCTTGATAAGTAGATTGACATAATCGCTAGTATAACTCATGTGATTTCTGTTACGTCAATGTTTGCAACAAGAACAACAAACTTGTCTTTCAAGCCTGCTTCAATTCGTTCGTCAGTAAATGTATTGTCATCATCGCTTATCTCAACGTCAAAAGGTATGAAGCTGTCGCCTGCGGTAAAAATTAAATTATAGAATTCTCCCGCAAGGGCATTAACGCCGATGTTATAGGTTTTTTGTGCAATCTTTTCTTTGATTAAAGCTATGTCTATCGTATTTCCAGACACCCGCCTTTTTACATTTAACTTTACATGAAGATTAACAATGTCGGGCCTGTCGAATGTCATTTCGTGCTGATACTCAAAAGTAGATCCGTCCGGCCTGACGACGGTTTCGACAAATATGCCCGACGTAGCACCTACCATTGGCCGACCACCTGTTTTATTAAACACCATTGTTTTGGTTATGTCTGCTATTGATCCGCCCTCTATGACTACAAATAGGGAATGAGCTGGTATATTTCTTGAGTCGGTTGTTGCTGTGTCGTTTTCGTATATCGCTAAATCAGTGACATTATTTACCTCAGCTAGTGCTCGGTATAGTCGCCCGATGCCTGAAGACGTCGGAAGCTCCATAGAAAGATTGCGCCTTATTCTTACGGCTTCTTCCGTCTCCTCATCAATCCCAGCTGTCGCGGCTAGTGGATTTGTGACGCTTTCAATGCCTGTTATGAAAGTGGCGATCTCAGTGATTGTATCAGGCGATGCTTCAATAGCACCGAATACCTGTGAGAATAAAGTTATTGTGTTTGAGCCTGCACTCAATGACGTATCAGCCAGTGTTATGAATGGCTGACCAATGGTATCTATGACAGTAAAGCCTGCTAATAACTTGCTTATTTCTCTGTCTGTCACTATTGTAACGTCTGCCTGAGATCGTGTGGCTGGTCGAATATAAATACCGGCAAGCTTCATAATTCTTTGCTGAGATTGACCTGATGCAAAGTCAGGATCTAGTTGTTGATATGTAGTCAACGCAAAGCTTTGCAGGTCAAGCTGTAGCTGCGCTTCAATGGCTAATCTTTCGCCGTCTGGAGAGTCAGGGTCAACTGTTATGTCGTTGCCGTATATTGCCCTATAACCTGCAACCAGTTCGTCAAATATCTCATTAAATGTCTGTACGGATATTCCTTCGCGTGTAAATTCTGGCTTCATGTAACGCTAACCTCAAAGACTATGTTTTCACTAAAAGCATCGACATATGATAACTCAATTCGTGCGTCTCTGTTAATGTCAACGCTAATTAATCGAATGCTATTGATTGACACAACGCCGTCGGTTGTTAAAACTGTTTTCTCAATCTGTCTTATGATGCGTTTTTCGTTACCGCGAACGCCAAGCAAGTCTAACCAAGGATTGCCGTTGTCAACATCAAGAAAAAAATCATTAGTAAATGACCTCAGCCGGGTCACGACATTTTGCCGAATCTCTTTAGATCCGCTTATATAATCCGCTTTTCCTCTGCCAAATGTAAAATCATTATTTTGACTTATTCTTCTTACGCTCATGCGTTTGGCGCCCCTGTATTTCCTGAACCGGACTGAATGCCACTGTGGGTGTGAGTAGCAAAGTCTATGCCGTTAATCGTTGCAGCTCCGACCGTTATTCTGCCCGTGCAGTTTATGTCACCATTTACTTGAAGATCTCCAGTAACGGTTAAGTCGCCCGTCTGATTCATGTTGCCTTGATGAGTATAATCGCCATCTTGGTTCGTGTTGCCTGTCTGCTGGATAACGTCGGGTATATCAATCAATCCCGCTTCGTTACCAATGCCAACTAGGGCAAACCCGTCGCTATAGTCGTGCATTCTGTACTCAGCCGGTGGCGCAAAATCTATGCCGCTATACCATCGATCATAGCATCTTTCTGTGATTATCAATAAACAGTAATCGCCCACAGCTATTGGGTGTGCTGTAAAGCTTGAGCCGCCTCTCATAAATATTGGGGGCACTTCCGTAAATGTCGTAATTTTTTTAAATTCGCCTGGCGCTATGGTCCACTGAATAACAGGGTCAACACTGAGAAGTTTAGCGCCTACCTTTGAAACTTTACCAATAGCGACAGTGTGCAAGTTTGCCAGCTCAGGCTTTATGACAGAAAGTATGGTGTTTAAGAGTTGCTTTTTGTTCATCATAAAACTTTTGCATCCTTAATAAATATTCCGGTTGCGTCCATATTCCACGAATCGCTATAGTTATCACCTGAGTAGCTTATTGTTTGTATTTTGTAGATTCCATTTAAGTGAGGAGCTGTTGTGCTGACTAACTGTGATCGGCCACCAATGACAACTGCGGGGTTCATTTTGCTACTGAAAGTGACTAGCTTATTTTGTCGAGTTGGCGTACTCAACAAACCAGTGGCTGATGAAACAACAGGTATTAGCCTGCCAACAACCTCATCGTCAGCGATTATATACAGCTGCTCATTTTCAATGTACCAAGTTTCTCCAGAGTTGACAGTTTGATTAATAAGCTGTAGAGAATTGCCTAATAATATTTTGGGCCTAATAAGCTGTGGGCGCGTCGTTATCTTTCCTTCTCCGGTATTAGGCATGTCGGACAAAACCGCCTGCAATGCCTCGTTTGCACCCTTTACCGTCGCATTTGTAAAGCTGTTAATGGCATCAAACCCACCGTCTAAACCAGTAAGCTTTGTGATGATGTCCGGGCCCGCTCTTTCGTTGCTGCCTGTTAATATTGAGCCTTTGTAAATTGATTGTATTGCCCCTTTATATCCGACTTTTAACGAGATAGTTATTCTCTTTTGCTCCTCGGTATCTTTAACAAGTGCAAGCCTGTCTCGCTCAGCTAGTCCATAAATAGTCATATCAATTTTGTTGAGCTGACCCTGAATAGATTTGTCGACTGTAAACTGAATGCGTTTTGGCGGTAGTACTGTCAATGTGCCGCCTCTAATGCCTAGCTTTAACTCAAAATCTCTAATAAACATTAGACTTCTGCGCCTCGTCTAATAATTACCATGTCGTCACGCTCTAGCATCAGCAAAGTGCATCGATTAGATGAAAAGTCGGTAATTTGAAATGGGTCAATTCCTAGCTGACTATTATCAACAACCTCAAAATCAAATGGTTGGTTCTGGCTAACCATATGCAGTGCGCCGACTGAGAGCTTGATGCCTAAGGTTCTTTTATTTAAAAACTCGGCATCAAAGCACCAGATTAGTGATTTTGGATAATATCGAAGCGTTAATACGACTTCACTTTCCTCAAGCACAATCAAATGACGCTGTATAGCTTCTGCTGTAATGTTCTCAATCTCAATCACGAAACAAGCCCCCTAAATATTTGCTAGCTAGTGACTCAGACTTTTTGCCTTCTTGAATCCCTTTGTCAGCCTCGTCAGCTTGTGCGCCATTATTAGCAGTAGCGGGGTTTTTTGCGGGTCTATCACCAACAACAAATATGGATTCGACAAACCTGAACTGAACAAATTGCAAATTAAAAGACAGGCTGCTTGTTGTGTTGTTTCGCTCGTAGTCAAATACTGACAACGACATATTTTTATACGACCTAAAAGGAGCATCTACATTTATAAGCTTGTCGCTTGCGTATATGCCCTCCATCGTATCAATAAATCGCTCTATGTTTGTTCTGCCGCCATCGTTAGAAAAACTTATAAATGATGCGAAGTTGCTAGGCGATATTAATCTGTCGGCCTTTTCTATAGCATTACTCACGTCATTCGCTAGGGCTGATATTTTGCTTATTTGCGACTGTGTGCGAGTCGGCAGATATTGCACTACTAGACCAAGTGATGCTTGTGCAGACCTGACTATTTGATTTGCGCGAACCGGACCGGCGAACACATCAGAGACTTCGCCTGTTATCTGTATTGACAAAGGCTCTCTGATTATGTGGTCGTTGACAGGCTCGCCGCTCTCAAGATAGGAAGTCGGGGTTGCTCGGGTTCTGTTTATTTTTTCGGATATTCGGGCGAGCGTATTAAATGACCCGATCCCAATAATTTCAGCTTGATCATTTTCAAATTGAGCCGCAATATAATCTTTTGTCACATCCCACCCCGTCTTGATTGCGCTTCTGCGTCTGTCATTTGTTCTTGCAGTGTGTCTCGAATAACGACGCCTGCACGTTCTGGGTCTGTTGTTCTTACATCAATACTAACAGTTTGCGAGACGCTTCTGCTAGAATTTTGCACGCTGCTTGAGGGTAAAAATGAATTGTCAGGAATATCGCTTGCGCTAAAGGCCGAAGGAATAGGCATAGCACTTGTATTGACTTCAAGCTGAGCGTCTCCACTAAATAAGTTTAGAAATCTTTCAGGTATTAAATTTTTAATGTCACCAAGTATATTTGAAAAGTCGGGCACTAAGTTTTTTATTCTATCGAATAGCGCCATCAAGTCATTAAAAAGAAACTCGCCGAGCTTTACAACTCCGTCAAATGCTTTCTTTACTCCGTCAATTATAAAAGCGCCGAAAGCTTCAATGTCAAAATCTAGAAATTCTTTAAAGAAATCACCGATTAATGAATCCTCTCCCTTGAATGCAGCTACTAAATCGTCAAGAATCAATAAAGCTCCCGCAATCAATGCAGCCAGCACAACAACCGGAGTAAAAACTAAAGCTAGTGATGCAGCGAACCCTAGGGTTGCAATTTTTGCAATTAAAAATCCAGCGGCTACAACAGCAAGGACCGGAGCAATTCTTATTAGCGATGAGAAAAGATCGCTGATAACAGTGATAGCATTGACGACTACGTTTATAATCCAGTCTTTATTGATAATCAAAACCTCGGTGAATCCTTCCACAAGCCTGCTCAGCTCAGGCGCAAGACCTACAGCTAAAAGCCTTCTAAAACCTTCTAGGCCTGCCCTTAGAACCGTCAGAGAGTCATTATAGTCTTGAGCCTGCTTTACTTGCCCTTCGTTAAGTATTCCAATCTCTCGTGACCTTTCTGCAAGTTTTCCAAGCTCAGATGATGACTTTCCAAGCAAGGTCAGCAATGATGCATCTATACCTAATGATTCAGCTATTGATTTCTGCTCACTTAGAGACAGTCCGAGCGTTTGAAATCGATTGCCTATCTCGCCAAGTATCTGCTCAGTGCCTTTGATTGATCCGTTTTGATCTCGCACACTGATGCCGAGGCGCGAAAATTCTTCGCTGCCTTTTTGCGCCGCTTCACCGATTTTTGTGGATAATCCTTCGAGTGAAGAGAATAGTTGCTCTGTGCTTGAGTTTGAGACTGATGCAATAAAACTTAATTCTTGTATTTTTTCAACAGACACACCCGTTGCAGCGTTTAAGTCAATCAATGGCTGCACTGATTCAAGCACGTTAGAAGCGAACAATCCAACACCTAGGGCAGATGCAGCCGTTGCAGCCGCAAACCCTACCAGCAAGCCTATACTGTCACCTAGCGACACATTATAGTTATCAAGCGGCGTTGTGTTGCCTTGAAAACTAAATCGCGTTATGAGTTCCGTAACTTCCATTATTTCTGCTCAGATTTCCAGTGAAAATGTCGGGTGATTGCGTTGCCGATTGACTCATACTCTAGAGCGTCCAAAAACTGCTCTGTGTCCCAATCCCTAATTTCTAAAACAGAGCCGTAGCCGTTTTTGACTAAATACAGAATAGACATATTGTCATCATCTATATTCGTGTGCTCAATCAAATTGTTCTCAGCCGCAGGAGCATAAACTTTTAGGCGCCACTGAGACCTTTTAAAAAAGGATAGCTCAACGCTGGCATCATTGACTGAATATACAAAAAATAATCTTCCGGGTAGTCGTCCCAATGATCTCTGATTTTTGTCATTGAGTTACCGTCAAATAATACGACACTATCAATAGTTTTCTCAACCTCGGCCCATTCACTAGACTCAAGAAACCAGAAATCTTTGTTTTGTAGGTCTTTTTGAATTCGCGTGAAGTATGCAAACACCTTCCTGCGCTTTAAGTGATTTACGTTTGCAATAACATAATCGCGCCCGTTAATTGTCGCACACTTGTCTTCGTGGATTTTTCGCGCCATGTCTAGCGCCTGACTAACTTCAGTCTCTTGCTTTAGATCTTTATTTGTATCTTTCATTAGTTCACCCTAAACCCCGTTTAATTAAATGGGCAACAGCTACGGGTAGAGCTGCTTTCATCTGATCTTGACTAGCCCATTTAAAGCTTTTACAGGTTGCGTGTCGCTCGCCTGAATCGTATTACGTACTCCATGCCCGGCGATCCATCAAGCGAATTGACCGATTTACTTGGCTGTGCAGTAAATGAGCCATTCTCAAGTGAGTAAGACTCAACAGCATCATTTCCGTCTTTGTTGTAACTTTCTTTAGCGCTGCCTTGAAATAAAGTAGGAGGCGTCTGATTTCTTGCTGTGTTTAGAAAAACATCGCTGTCGCTAAATTTCATTACTCGAATAGTTACATCATGCACGTCTTTGTCAGAGCGCTCGTTAATGTTAACAGCTCCATCAATGCCGTTGGTTTGAGTTGTTGCGGGGTTGACCGAGGTTATCATTAGGTTCTCACCTTCTTGAAGATCCCCAATTATCTCACCATTGAGCACAAGCGTTGTGCTGCCGTTTGCTAGAATTATTGCAGACATAAGCTTACCTATTTATTTATTTGTTAACCACTATGATCAGGTCAACGCTGTGAATTGCGCCCTGAAATTTTATCGCACCCTGAAGCACGGGTGATTTCCTAAGCTCTCGATCTGACTGAGGTTGATCGGCTAAACTATTTGCTAGCCAGTAAAAACCGTTTTGGAATATGCTGCGCTTAAATGTTTCGACATCGCCAAACGTATCGGGGCTTGACCATGTACCCGGGCCAATAAAACCGGCAGTTACGAATCCGCGAGTTGTCTTTTCTGCTTGATCAATAAGCTGATCCACGCCTTTTTGAGTCTGTGGGATCTTTGTTGATGTTAGTTTTAGCAGGTTAAACATATCGGTTGAGACTGCATCTACATACGCTAACAAATTGTATCGATTGTCAGTAAAATCATTCGCGCCGCTTGTTAAAATTACAGGCGATAATTTGATTGTAGTGTAAACATCAAGACCAACAGCTTTAGCTTTAAGCAGTTCTATGTCGTCATAATCTTCTGCAGCAACAGAAAGCTCCTTAACTTGCATAGTTAATGCTGAATTAATCGCATTAAAAAGTACAGTGTGAGTGCGTGCCATGTATGACGCTGCCATTTTTCTATTGTTCGCTTTACTGAATAGCATGCGGTAATTGGTTAAGCTAGAAAGTTTTATGTCCCAAACGACGTTTGTAGCGCTAACCTCTAGATTCGCCGGTGCATTAAACACGTCATACAATAATACGCCGTTAGCCTGCGCCCATTGTGCAAGAGATTTTGATTCAACGTCGGTCGGATTGTCAATAAACATGCCGCCCTTAAAGTTTGTAAGGGCTTTTATTTCAGTGACGGCTGCCTCTTTAGACTGCAGTGCAATTGTTGTTGATGCTGCACCTTGTGCGAGTGTAGAGCCTGACCCTTCTGACAATGTAAGAATATCACCGATAAAAGTTCCGCCTGCTGGAGCAGTTAGAAATGTTAAAGCGCTTGAAGTTCCTGTGGTGTCGCTAGTAATGACAATTTTTTGATCGTCAATGCTTGCCGTTGCGCCTGTTAGTTCGTCGTTGAGTAATCCGACAACTTGCACCAAAGTGGTTACAGCTCTAAAATCAACACCTGTTACGTTCTGGGTTGATCCGTCAACGTCAACATCAAAAGAGCCGTCTTGTATTGCTTGTAGAACACCGATTGTAGCGACCTCTGATAGCTGGGCACCGGTCAATACTGCGGCAGTAGCTGCCACAGCTTCTTCTGCTGAGCGCCAGTATGCGATAACTAGGTAGCCGCCTTTGTTGACAGGGTTCGGGCTTGTACCGAAAAAGGCTTTTGAGAATTCATAAGGCTTTGAATAAGTTCCGTATTGAGACGCAACGCTTGCAGAATCACGATGAATACTAAACCGATTAGTTGACGACAGGCCGCCGATTTTTTCGCCCGTAATGATTGTTACAATATTAAAGTTGTCGCGAGCCGCTAACTGACCGCCCTCTTGAATACTGACATTGATTACTTCTGTAATGCTTGCGCTCATGTCTAAAACTCCACTCTGTTTTCTGATAATATTGATATTTGTGACGTGTCAATTCTTAGCGTATCAACATCGACTGTGCTTGTAACCTGCATATTGAAGTTAAGCTCAACTCGTTCGCCGTATTGCTGGCCAGCTAACAGTTTTACATCTGTAATAGATGTTGTGCTAAAGACTCCAATTTGCAAAGTGTATTGGAGCTCTAAAGATTTTTGCGATTTAACCAGCAATGAAAAAGATGTTGCTCTTTCGTGTGCGCCATCGCCATAGAATGATAAAACTATCGGCACTATGCTACGGCTAAAGTATGTCATTTTCTCAGCGACAGAATCAAACTTTTCTCCGCTGCTTAATTGTCTTAATGTGCCTAGCGAGTCAACAGCAATGAAAGCAGTATTATAATCATCTATCTCGTAACCGTCTCGACCAATTCGTATCAGCTGCTCAGAATAATCTAAAAGATCTCGAACAAATGTTGCGGCCTTAACTAAAGGGCTGCTCATGTTGACACCAACAATGGGCGCTTTGTCTCTTCTGCAAGCTGCTCACAATAACCAAAATCATTATAGTCGCCTTTCCCTATGAATTTGAAATCTTTTGACTTGTACAATATGTATTCGCCGTTGTTAAGGTTTTCTAAACTGTGCACCATTAGATAATCATTTGAATAGTCAATCGTGTCTGGGTTGAGTTTGTCTTTTTCTGCTGACTGCACAAGGCATTCTTGAGATCTAGATGTAACGACTATTGACTGAACAAAGTTAGTCGTGGTGATGCTGACATTCTTAATCGTATGCTCAGATGACAAAAGCTCTATAGCAGGCGATAAATCAATCATACATTGCCCCAGTAACAACCTAAAAAGTATCTTAAATCACCACATCGCTTATAGACACACACACTAAACAAATTTAGCATAACAATCTCGTTATATCTAACAACTGTTGCAATGTGAAATCTTCCAATCTTCAGGCATAAGTGCATTGTATTAAAATATTTTATCACGATCCTCTCACTACGTAAGTTATAGAGCCTCTAAGTATGCCTGTGTCAATTAACACTTGGCTGCTGCCTTTTGCGTTCTTTGTGCTCTGGCTTATATCAGGCCAAACGCCATAGCCTCGCGTTGTGAAAGCCCCCTTAGAGATATTTACGGCAGTAACACCTACTAGCCCTAGCGCAACTTTTGCGCCTTTACCGCGCTGATATACGTCGCTAAATTGAAGCTCAACCGCGTTTTTTAGTTCGTCTTTTTTTTCAATAAATGGTGTATTTAAAAATGATCGTCTCGGAATTTTTTCCCCGCCGTATTCATGTATAGCGCCAACGGCCGCAATTGTCATACCTTCGCCGTATATTTTGCCACCTATTTTCTCAGAAGGTAGGCCAACAGCAACGTGAGACCTTAAGGCTACACGTATATTTTTAGCATAAGCCGTTGTTCGTTCTAACATTTGCTGAGGCGTTAAGTTAGACAAAAAAACCACCTGCACGACTTCGTGTTAACATCAAATATCTTTGTCCGTATTTAGTAGACCTAAGCCAGTCTGATCGCTCACTGCTTGAAGGTGAAAGTGCGGCAAAAGATAGTGACACATTGCCAGCAGACGTAGATGAAATGTCCTTGTTCGTGCTAGATTTGGCACTCTCTTCGCTAATAAGCATATGAGCAATAAGATTCAAAATAATTTCTTGATCATCAGGATATGCACCCCCATAATAAAACGGCCAAACGTCAGCTAATATATTTATATTGGCGTCGTATTTAGCAAAGTCAAATACAGGGAATCTAGCCTTAAAATCATCAATTAACATTCTTTTAGATAACCAAGCTCAATAGCATGCATGACCTTTTTTAGCCCTTGTTTCTTTTTAGCGTCGCATTCTGTAATCGTATAGCTTTCGCCTTTTTTGATTAAGCTATCAAAGACTTGATGAGGAGCTTTCTGCAAATTAACAACCTGCATGCCCTCGCCAGCCACTTGATCGCTTTCATCAAGTAAAGATCCCTGACCTAAATCTTCGCCGCCTTCAATAATTGCATCCTGAGTATTATCGATAGCCTTTTCGACAACGACCTTTGACTGATTTTGCTTGTTCTTCTTCATAAAAACACCCGTGAATTCGCTTCATCCGTGAATAGATTAATTACAAACCTGTAAGAGTTCGTGCTGAACCTGTTTCAATTACATCTAAGCCTGCGATGCTAAAGAAGCTCTCAACAAAGTATTTAAAGCCTCGCTGATCAACACTAGAGACGTTTAACGGAACAGGTAGACGGAACTGCATAGCTCGCCTGTTGTTACTGAATGCGACGGTCACAGAGGCATCGCTTGCGCCTGCGGTTGCTGCCTTGCTAGTCAAACCAAATGTGATGGTTGGGAAGTTAGCAATCAATGCAGCCAGCACTGACATTTCAGAACCTGCTGAGTTTAAGATAGTGCGCTGTGCAATATTAAAAACGCCGACCGGCATTATGACGTTAGTCGCTTTAAAGGTCTCGACGTTTAAAACTCCGGTAAACTGTGCAGTGATAAGCTCAGCAATCTCAGCATAAAGCTCCGCACCTGTTAGCGTTGAAGCTGCACCGCCTGCTGATGATGTTGCGAACGCTGATGAGTTTAAAAGGCCGGTAGTCTTTTGAGTTCCGTCTGCTCGAAGCTGGCCTAAATAACCGATTGAGTCAAGATCACGATTATACAACTCAGCGTGGCCTTCAAAGAACCGAGAAGGCAGATTAATGTTTTGAAGCTCGGCTTGTTTTAGCTGAACCTCAGTCCATGCACTTTCTGCTTCTTTAGAGAATACTGGAATAGAATCATCTTCGCCTGACAGGGTGATCTTGCCCGTACCGTTTGATGCAGTGCCGGACTCTACATAGCCTCCCTCAACCGTAAGCTTTAACTTTTGAATGGATGTTGCATAGCCGCCCTCATTGTTGACAGTTATGCCGCTATTCAAGAAGGTCAAGCCTGCGAATTCTTGTGTGAATATTTCAGGGCTTACAAACTCAAGATTTCGAGCGAGAATAATACCGCCCTCGTCTTTAAAAGATTTTGCAGTGTCTGCAATCTTCTCGAATGATTTTACATTGTAAACTTTGTTTATATCTGCGCTTGTTTTTTTCACTTGTGCAACCCCTATAAAAATTTATTGATGCGAACTAGCCAAACTTTAGCCGCTTTCTGTGACCAAAAAACAACGTCACCTGCTGAGATGACCCCAGTGCCGACGGATGCGTCGGTGGCCTTTCCCGCTTCTGCCGTGTTTGCATTGATGACTTGAACAGGGCCGTAGCGCGAAGGGTCTGCTGCGTCTGTGACGGTAACGGTGGCAAATCCAAAGTTAATAACCTCAGCGACTTGGTCAATGCCTGCGCCAGTGGTTTTGTATACGTTGACGCCAATCTCGTTGGTTATTTTACGTGCAACAATTCCAGCGATTACGGGCGTTGAAGATCCGTCCATGTTGTCAATAGATCCACTGTCGAATTTGGCAAAACGACCAACGCGCAAATCATTTTCAAATTTATCATAAGCGCTGATATTGCCGACTGAGTCAGTAATCAATTCGCCTGCGGGTAGTTCTGCGTTTGTAGCGAGGACTGTGTTGTTAAAAGGCATTATGCTTCTCCTAGGTCTTTGGCAATTCGCGCACTTAGCGAGTTATCGTTTTTGTTGTCACCAAATCCACTGTAATTAGGCGATGTTTTTCTAAGCAATTTGAATGCAACTGATAGTTCAGCATCTTCAAATTTGTCAGTCGATTGGGTTGATAAAGAATCCCGCATAACGTCGTTAGCAGACTTTCCACTAAACTCGTAATCATCGTCAAGAAACTGACGCGCTTTATTGATTACAGATGAATATCGCTTGACTTCAACATCAGCAAAAGCCTTTGATCGAACATTTAGAGCATCAGCAAACTTTTTGTCGTCTGCGTCTTTGCACTCGGCGTCTTCCATCTCTTTTTTTTCTTTCTCCATGTCGGCCATTTTTTGTTTTTCTTCGTCGCTGTATTCGTCCTCAGATTCCATGTCAGCCATCTCAACGCCTGCTTCTTTAGCGTAAGACATAATCTGCATGAGAGCTGGTCGAAGGGCTTCAATCTCGTCTACGGGTACTTTTCTCATTGCTTCGGGTAAAGCCGTTGCAATCTCAGCAATTTGCTCAAGATTTAGCTTGCCCTCAGCATCTAGAAATGATTTATGAAACTTCATATTCTTCTCACTCTTAATTAATTTTCGATCTATGAAACTACACAACGAACCACACCGGCCCGCTGGCACTGCTGCGAGGTGGTGCGGGATGATGTTAATTTGCTCAAAATCATACGTGTCGTGTGAAATAAGCTCAGCATGATAACCTAACGACAGCTCACGCTTATCTTTGAGGGCTGGCATCATCGAATCAGATATTGATATTTTGTTTAAAATCGCAATAAATGAATTTGTTTGAGGAGTTATTTGGTCAATCAGTTTTGATTGTTCTACAGTGCTGCCTGTGTCTGGCCTTGGCTCGTCTAAATCAACATGCTCGTTAGTCAAAGGGATGCCAAGCATTGCCTGAGCCGCGTTTGCTATAGTTGCTGGGGATCGATAAACAGTAAATATCTTTTCGCTAGGGCTTAGATTAAGCTCAGACCCTAAATACTCAATGACGCCATCGCGCACACTTATTGCGGTTTTGTCTTCGCTAGAAAAAACAGCAACATCAGCAAACTGTCGAACAATCTTTACATCTTTATTAATCACTGCCATAAATAAAACCTATGCTAATGCTCGCGAGTATAAATCCTATCTATATCAATAGTCAAATAATGCAATTTTAACAGCCTGCCCCCCATATCATTAAACTGATGTTACCGTTGCCGAAAACCTATCCACTGTGATTGATGCAGCCTGAACAGACGAAAATCTAAATCTAGCACCACCAGTTCTATAGTCCTCGTCCTCAATAAGCATATGATACGAAAAAGCGATCTTGTTACCCGTGACGGCCGTTTTATAATAATTGTGTATTACTTGATGCTCGTGTGCTGTACTTGTTCCCTCAGCTAGGCTTATAAACATATCAAACTCTTGCGCCGCAAGATTATTAAATGCAGCAAATCCTACAATATCAACAACGTCGCCAACCTTTAACGATGAGAAATCAAATTTGTTAGTTGAAGCATTCCACAATACATCTTTTGAGTTTGGATTGTACGCGTTTAAACTATCCGCGTTGTTAGTTATGTATGTGTCTGTTGCGTTGCCTGTGTGCGATATAGCTGAGTTTGTGCTGTTAGTAATAAACCAGTAAGTCTTGCTTACGCCTTCGATTGATGGGGTCGGTGTCCGTGGGTATGGCATATCAATATCTCCACAAAAAAGCGGTTGCACTCACTGCGCCGGCAACATCTGCTAACACTATTTTACCTTTAATTTGTGGCCCAGCAAACGACGGCATAGTGTAACTTGCATCAGCTCCAGCAAGGGTTAAGTTGATAATCGAATCACCTTCAGACGGGCCTTGAAATTGGCCGTCAATGGGTGATACGGTTATCGTACAAGTTCCTGCCGAGGGCGTAACAATATCACCGTTCGCATCATATAGAGCGAT